GTCTTTTTGCGCGCTTGTTAGTTCTGTGAAGCCAATAGCCCCACGAGGGGCGATCAGATTTCCTAACCTGCGTGCGGTAGCTCCTAAGCTGCCTGGCCATCTCCCGGCTGGTATGTGTCCCATACTAGCCACCCTTCTTGCGACGACCCCGCAAGATTACAACCTTTCCAACGTCTCTACCGAGCTCTTTTCACAACTGCATACGTGCATTGTCTCAAGTGTGTCTATCTCGGCACGTAAACTGACGAAAGTTTTGGAGCGCGATCGCGCTCCGAGACTGGACGGACCCTTCCTGGTACCAAACAGGGATCCGTGACTTTCATAGGTACTCCTTCTTCAAACAACAAAAGAAAGAAAACAAAGCGTCGCACCGGTCGTCGCAAGCAGCGCACCAAGGCTGGTCGCCGCGAATCCGCCGAGCAATCGAAGCCCAAGCAGGGCATCGGCTCGCAAATCGGTAGCACCCTCGGCAACTTCGCTGAGGGCGCCATCAAATCTCTCTTCGGTAGTGGCGACTACTCCGAAGAGTGGGGCAAGGCTGGAGGGTTCGAGGTTGGTGAAAACACCATCGTCGAGCCTGAAATGGCTGCCCAAGTCCCCGTCATCAACGGCCTCCCGGCCCACGAGGCGGACCAAGGCGTTAGGATTCGTCACCGAGAGTACCTCGGTGAGCAGAAGACTACTGACGCCGGCTCTATTGTGAGCATCTTCAGGATCAACCCAACCGATCCGCTGACCTTCCCGTGGCTTTCTCGCATTGCCGCGCGATTCGAGCAGTGGAAAGCCTTGGGTGTTGTCTTTGAATTTGTCTCCACTAGTGGCTCTGCTATCGCTGGCACCAGCGCAGCACTGGGTTCCCTATCCATGGCGACCCAATATGATTCACACTCACCCGTCTTCGCAAACAAGATTGAGATGCTCAATCACTACTTCGCCACCTCCGGCGGATGTGACCGCAACCAGATGCACGCCATCGAGTGCGATCCTAGTGAGTCCCAAGTATCCATCTTCTGGACCGAAGATCATTCCTACAAACCTGGACCCCCGATCGTATCGGGAGACCAGAACTTGGACACTCTCGGGTGGTTCTACACCCGAGCTCAGGGCTCTCCTGGCGGCTACGTCATTGGAGAGCTCTGGGTGACGTATGACATCATCCTCCTCAAGCCCAAGCTCCCTCCCACCCTTCCCGGACTCCCGTCTGTCGGTGACCTCTATCGCGAGGAACACCCCGACCGTTATTCCGAGATGAAGGAGTCCGAGCTTCTTGAGACCCCCCCTTCCGAGGATTGGCAGCCAATCCCGCCGAACACTCCTTCGGTCACAGCTGCCAAGCTTCAATCCCACTTCTCGAAGAACGCCCTTCGAGTTGCGGCGCTCACTCGCTGAGCAAACACCCCCAACTGCAAGTCTCCCCCGTAGGAGACCCTTGTGCCCCGCCGGCATACAGTGAGTTTCATTACTCACAACCCGAATCTGAAGAGAAAGATGGGGGGTCAGATGAAGAGTTCCGTTCGCGTGAACCTCATTGTCCCACCTTTTCCTTTTGCCTCGACTTGAGCTTTAGCCCAGGTAAAGAGAAGCCACCAAAACTTGACTGCGCTCACGCGTGGAACATTAGGATAGACGTGTCTACAGGTAGTTAGAATATTGTGCTAAGCTGTGCTTTGGTCGCGACACCGGGAATACGTTCCCCGAGTCGCGCCACTGACGGCGACCCACGTTCTGCTGCCCTTCTTCCCCTTGACACGGGACCGCAAGCCGGAGATCCAATCAACCGAGGGTAATTCACCCAAACCGTCAACAGAATGAATGCAATTAAAGAAAAATTAGTGCTTGAGCAAAAGCGTGCTCCGGCCGTGGACAGACCGACGGGAATTCACAAACGATACGTAGCAGCTGAGGGTGGCTCGTCCCCTCAGAAGCCAAAGCGCCATCGTCGCGCTAAACGCCGCCCTCCTCCGGTGGCAAGGCCGTCAAAGCCCCCAGTTAACTTTGGGGGTAGAGACGGCCACGACAAGCAGGACAGGCACGGCTCCAAGCGAAACTTCAAGTTGAAAGATCGCCTCAAGCTAGCCCGAAACGCTGTCAAGGAGGACAAGCATAACAGAAGGAAGTTCGATTCCACACTGGGTTACCCCGGTGAGGGCCCGCCACCATCTGGCCTGGAATACACAAAGGACTGTGAGTACGGCAATTCCTGCATCATCGCTGGTCATTACCATCGTGAGGCGCGTCCCAAAACTGGCGCCGCCAAGCGATTGGAAGAACAGAAGAAGAAGCGGAAGCGCAAACCCACACGAGCCATCTTGTGTACGCACGCCTCGGGTAGTACCTGCCCGGATGGTGATGAACACTGTCATTGCAAGAACCAGAGTCTCGACTCAGACTCAACCCGCGCCCTCGTCATCTCGATGCAGGCGCAAGACGACGCAAAATCGAGTGAGCGTGACCTCTCGGAAGGGCCTCACCGCCCAGACGAAGACAACCCGCCCTTGATCCGCCAACCACAACACGTGCACACCTTCGTGCCGAAGCCCAACCCCAACATCCTCTCCGACACTGGAGAGTCCGAGTTCATCCCGAGCGCACCCATGTGGAGCCCTGATGACGACGACTCTTCGTCCGAAGAAGCCGATGTTTTTGAGCCACCACCCAAACCCCTCATGCGAGTCCGATTCGATACATCTGGAATTGTAGGCCCCATCCCCTTAACCGGTAAAACGGTACCCTCCCTAACGGGAGGAGCTGAAGTCACTTCAGGAAAGGAGCCTGCATTCATATTCCAACGCGATAAGAATCTCAATCGTGCGGCAGCCATCGTCACTGAGACAAAGACTGTTTTCCTCGAGGGGTCTGGCTCTGGTACACCGTGGTGGTGGACCGTTCTCGGACACCTTCCTGGCGTACGTTTCGACGACGCCTGCATCTCCAATTCACCAGCCCCCTTTGTCTCCACTGAGAACATCGCCGCCAAAGCTTCCACTCGGAAGAAGGCGCGCTTTGCATTCCTCAGACCCGGCAGAGGGTTCAATCTTGGCTACTGCTGCTCTTGTGTACAACTCGAGCAGGGCGCCTCTCTCGTTGACCGATACTCAATGAGCAGAGACGTCGTGATCTTCACGGAGCTGTACCGTGCCTTTCAACTCAGTCCGAGTCTGGCGCGGAGGATGGTGGTGGCTGCTGACGGCAAGATGATGAACTCCATCGTCGCTGCCTGTCGCGCCATCTATGCTGGCCATGACTACTTCCCTTTTTGGATCGAACATCCTGAGGGGCAGCGTATCATGGACAACACAGTCCTCTTCTACGTGAACCAGCGTGCCGCCTCAGGCACGTATCAAAACCTCGGGGTGACCGATAAATCCAAGCCGGATTTTCGCTCCGTGGGTCTCTCGCCGATGTCCCCGAGCAGAGACCCATTTTCCGCGTCGGGCCGGTAGAGTGCCGTGAGCGTGATCTGACCGATCGCGTTTACGTGTACAACAACCAGTTCGTCGTGTTAAGTGGGGGCCAATACTTCCTCAATGGCCAACTCTGCTTCCCTCCTGGAGAACAAAAAGAAGACGGTGCTTATCGCACCATGTTTGGTCCTTCTGTCTCCCACAATGGTGTAGTCTATTGCAACTGCAACAATTGTGTCTCCCTCGCCTTCCGCCGCCTCACTTCTGTGCGGAAGCCGGAGGAGAAGGGGTTAGACCAACTACTCACAATCAATCAGAACATCTTCGTCCTCACTCATCAGTGGTGGTTCGATCGCTTAAGGAACCTTTATGAGCCCTACTTTCAGGAGTACGACTCTATGGAGGAATCCGCGCGATTGCACCATGCCGACCCGCACGCTAAACGTCTACTTCGCGTGCAGGCCTGGAAGGAATTGCAAGAGGCTGGTGATGAACCTACACGTCTCTGGCTTACCAAAGTCTGGTACAAATTGAAATCTGACGAGATCGCCAAACCCGGCAAGGTCCCCCGCATGATCGGGGATCTCGGGGTTGCAGCATCCCTACAAGGTTTTTACTTGACCAAGCTCCTCAAGGAAGCCCAGAGTTCCGAACCCATCTTAATCAACGGTGGCCGGATGGAATTCATCTCCACACCGAACCCCTGGAAGTTGGAACGCGTCTTCACGCGCCTCCTATCACCTGAAGGGCGGTTCTACTTTGCCTACTTCTCCGACGATTCATGCCTTTCACTTCGCATCGGATCTCGGACCCTCACCTTTAATTTGGACATCTCCAAGTGTGACGCCTCCCATGGACCAGCTGCTTTCGACAGTTACTCCACTCTCTTCCCGACAGCCATTCAAGATGACGCCCTGCGGCTCATCGAACAGTGCCGTCTTCCAATAGAGATCAGGTCGCGTGCAGGTAAGGAAAAGGTCATACTTTTACCCAAGGGCCCCAAGTTATACTCGGGGTCTACATTGACCACAGGCATAAACAACAACGCTAACACTACCATCGCTCTCTCCATCTCTGAACACCACTTTGATCCTGATAGCACGGTAGCAGAAGTGGAGGCTGGCATCATCGCCGCCTCTGCTAAAGCTGGTTACCTACTCTCCGTTGAGTACTGCCCCAAACCCGAGGACATTCAATTCCTCAAGAACTCTCCCGTCTACGATGTGGAAGGTGTCCTACGACCCCTCCTTAACATTGGCGTGCTACTTCGAGCTTCCGGCTCATGTAAGGGAGATCTACCGGGTAAAGGCGACCTTCAAGTCCGTGCCAAGGACTTTCAAGCTGCCATCATCCATGGAATGTACCCCCGGGTGCGTTTCCCTTTGGTGGACGCCATGAAAAGCGCTGTTGGGTGCAAACCCTCTACAATTTCCCTCGACCGTGTGACTCGAGAGCACCAGTACAAGGTGGAGTCTGATCCCACGTATCCCCTGTTTTCCGTCAGTTCGGCGTCGGTTTACAGAAGATACAATCTCCCACCTTTAGCTCAAGCCGAGCTAGCTGACTTCTCTCAACTGTCAACCGGTTACCACCTGTCTTGCTCCGCTGTCGACCTGATCCTTGCCAAAGATTACGGTCTCAGCAGACTCGACTCGTAAGTGATGATTGTGAACAATCCTAGACACTCATTCTCTAG